GAAAAATTCAATAGTCAAATGCAACAACTTTTTACCTTTATTTTTGTGCATTTTATCACACCACAATAAGACCGTCAACATCCGTTCTTTTGTTGGCAGCCTATTATAACACCTATTCTATTGCACCGACTATACCACATCACGCCTTTTTTAACGATTTATCTATACTTTTTGCTCTTTATCCGCCCATCATGCCGCAATGCCCAGTTCCCGCAGGCACTCCCTAAATACGATCTCGCTTGACTTATACCCCAATATCTTCCGTGGATAATTATTTATCCAGTTTTCGGCCTGCGCGATCTGCGCGTTCGTCACCGCCGCAAAGTTCGTTCCCTTGGGAAACCGCCGCCGAATCATGCCGTTGGTGTTCTCGTTGGTGCCCCGCTCCCAAGAGGAATACGGGTGGCAGAAATACACTTTAGTCCGTGGCAGGCGCTTGTTGACGCAAGAGCGTTCCAGCCCCTCCGCCGCCGCAAACTCGGTGCCGTTGTCAAAGGTAATGCTTTTGAAGATTGCCCTAAACCGCCGGGCACCAAGTTTCCGTTCCAGTGCGTCCAGCGCCTTGACCACCGTTTCAGCCTTGCGGTTCGGTATCGCTATAATGATCTCTTTCCGGGTCTTGCGCTCGGTCAGGGTCAGCAGGGCGCGGGTGGTCTTGCGCTTGCCCCTGCCACTGTACACGGTGTCGCCCTCCCAATGGCCGAACTCCTCCCGCTCGTCGATCTCCTCCGGGCGCTGTTCAATACTTTCACCCGCCGGGGCGCGGCTGGCGCTTTTGTTCTTCTTCACTTTCTTATATTTGTGTTTCTTCTTTCCGTGCCGTGGCAGCTCCTCTTGCGTCAGGTTCAAAAACAAGCCCTTGGCAATGTACTTGTAGATCGTCGGCACCGACAAACTGGTTTTGAACTTCTTCCCCTCAATCATGGCAAACCCCAGCACCGCCGCCGGGCTACAATCTTTGTCTAAAATCGTGGTTTCAATATAGTTTGCCAGCTCATGGTCATTGCCTATTTTCAAGCCCGGCCCCTTTTCCCGCAGGTGGGCTTGGTATTTCTCCTCGGCAATATCCGGGCTGTACGCGGTTTTGACCTCCCATGTTCCGCCGTCCAACCTGTCATACGCGCCACGCTTCAACTCCCGGTAAATAGTCGAAACATGAACGCGCAGCTTGTCCGCCACCTCTCGCGGCTTCATCCCCATTTTCAGCCACTTTTCTATGCGCAAGCGGTCTGTCATGGTCAGGTGCTTATAGGTTCGCACTGTGTTTCCTCCTCTCCAATATCTGCGCTGCCAGTGTCGGCCTCTGTCGTTCTGTGCAGCTTTAGCACACAATACCATTCAAAAATAGCGGTCTGCGGCGCTTTTGTCAACCTCTCCGCACAACAGAAAAGGCCCCGGCCACCGTTCAAAACGAACAGCAGTCGGGGCCATATCTTAGTATTTAGTTCTGCGGGGTCTGCTCGGCGTCAGAAAAAATTTTTCCGATCTCCCCAATGGCGTTTTTCTCGGCAAGATCAAGCTCTTTCACCGCCGCTTCAATAAAGGCGTCGATCTCCGGGGTCACAGTAATGCCGTTTGCCTCCAACAGCTCCACAACAAAGCGTTTCTTGGTCGCCTTGTCAATGGTGCCCGCCTCGGCCTGCTTCTCGGCGGCCTCCACGAACTTCTTCACGATGGAGTACAGGCGCTTTTCTTTCAGCCAAGGCAGGCCGGTGTCTTTCAACCACGGGATAACCAGCGCGGTAAAGGACGCACCCAGCACCGCAAACACGATTTCCAGCAGATTGTTCACAACGATGGTCACAACTTCATTCATGGTCTTTTCCTCCTATATATAGTCGGTCAGTTAGGCAGCTTCAAAACCTGCCCGGCGTGGATGGTGTTATTCTTCAACCCGTTCAGGGTCTTGATCTCCTTGTAGCGGGCACCGTTGCCAAGCTGCTGCGCGGCAATGCGCCACAGGCTGTCGCCCGCTTTCACGGTGTAGGTCTTGGCCGCCGTGGTGCCGGTGCCCGCCTTGCCGGTAATGGCCGCAGCGTCCACCCAGCCATACACAGTGCTTGTGCTGTCCGTATGTACAAGGTGGTACGGGTGCTTGCCCGCCGTGGCAACTGCCGTCACCTTGGCAGGGCCGGGCTTCACGGTTGTGCCGCTGGTAGCCTGCGAGTTGGCGTAGTGCTTGCCGCCCGCAAACTGCACAATGTCGCCCACCTTGTATGTCAGCGCAGTGTTGCCCGTGGCGGTGCCGGTGTTCGTGCTGCCGCCGGTCTGCCCGCCGGGGGTAGCTGCACCAAGGCGGGCTTTGAACGCGGCCCACTTGGCAGCGCTGCCGGTGTCCTCGTTCCAGCCGATGATACCGGGGCACGGCTTGCCGTTCACATCATAGTGGCGGATAACATGGGCGGCGTCAATACCGTATTCCGCCATCAGGTACTTCACCAGTTCCACAAGATTGCTCACAACCTTGTCGGTAAAGCGCCAATGGCTGTCGTTGGCAACAGTCATTTTGCCGGTGTCATTGGTAGAGCATACCTCAATGCCAATGGTGTTGCGGTTCGTGGCCTTGCCGTAGTAAGCACCGCCCTTGGTATTGTACTTTCCGCCGCCGCAGTGCCAAGTGTAGCGGTTGCGAATGTCGCCGTTGTACTGCACCGCGCCGCCGTCGTCCACGATAAAGTCCGCCGAAACCTGCTTAGAGGTGCTGCCAAAGTAAGAGGCCGTGCCCGCTGCACTGCCCGGCTTAGAGGTCACACCGGCGGTGTAATGCACAACGATGTACCGGATTGCGCGGCCTGCTGCCGCCGTGGTGTTGTGGGTACTGGTTTTCTTGGTAATGCTGATATTCATACTCGTTTTGTCCTCCTGTTCCGCCTTGCCGTCGTACACGGTCAAGCCGTATTTCTCAATCAACCCAATCAGCTTTTGCGGGTAGCCGGGGTCGGTGGCATAGCCCGCCGCCTTGATCGCTTTGCAGGCCACCTTGTAGTCGCGCTCGCCAACCACTGCCGCATACCGCTTGTTCGCCAACAAAAACGCGCTATGGTCGGCAACGCTTTCTGCCCAACTGTCATAGGCACGGAACAGCGCGGTAATGGTGGTGTAGGTTGCGCCGTCGTAACACTCCTTGGTGTCCTTGCTGTACGCTTTCCCGCTCCACCGCGCGTCAGCCTTAATGCCAAACAGGGCGTTGGCCTTGGTGGCAAGCTCCGATGCACCCCAGCCGCTTTCCAAGATTGCCTGCGCAATGGTCAGGCTGGCAAGGATTCCGCTTTTCTGCATATCGGCCTGTGCCAGTGGCCCCACCATTGCGAGAAATTTTCTTTGTTCCATACGGTTTCCTCCGAAAAAGAGAGAGGGCCGCACCCGCAGCTCTCCGTGGTTTTCTGTTTACGCATTATGCGCCGGGCATATCGCCGGGCGGCACCTCTGCCGCCTCGGCCTTTGCCTCCTGCTTGTCCTCCTGTTCCCACTTCCGTTCTCGGTTGCGGTCTTTGGTGGTCTTAATCCAGCCCATAATGCCGCACTCGCCGCCAAGGGTAGCAAAAACGCAGGTAATCAAGGTGTCCGGCACCGTGCCGTATACCTTGAAAAGTTGAATCATAACAATGGTGAACACCAGCAGAGAAACGCCGACGATCACCAAGATCAAGTCCATAACCTTGATGTTCCGGCGTTCCGTTTTCTCTGCGGCGTTTTCAACATTTTCAACGCTATTCTTCACATTCCCGCGCCCCCTCACATACCGATCCGCTTAAACAGGTAGCCAAGCACAATGCCCACAATCGCCGTGGCAATGTAGCCCATGACCTTGCGCCACTTCTCGCCGTCGCGGCCCTCCAACGCTTCCAGCCGTTTGCCCTGCTTTTCCTGCTCTTTCAGCATACTTTGCATACTCACGGCCAGCTTTTCCACGCTGGTTGCCAACGCGCCGATCTGACGCACACTGTCCTCCAAAATGCCAATGCGTGTGTCCTGCCGCTTGTTCTCCTCCTCCAAGCGGCGGCGGAACTCCTCATGCTCCGCCCGTGTGATAGGGTTCTCCATCGTCCTCTCCTCCTTGTTCTGCCCAGTCCGGCCACTCGTCGCCGCCTATGGCGTCGCGGTATGCCTTGTCGGCCTGCGCAATCTCGTCACGCCCGGTCACAGTGTCACCCAGCTCTGCAAGCCGGGTTGCCATGATCTTGATAACCCGTGCCTGCATTTCCGTCACCGTTTCCAGCTCCGCTATGATCTGCAAATGGCTCATGCTGTGCCTCCTCTCGCAGTTGTTTTTGTTTGGCCTTTTCCAGTTCCGCCCGGTAAATCTCGTTCAGCCGCCACCGCAGGCTTGCGCTCTCCGTGTGCTTTAGCAGCCCCCTAATGCTGGCAATGCGCCGGTAAAAGTCCTGCCGTGTCATATCGCCAGCAGCATACAAAGCACTGATCTTGCGCACCTCCCGCTTTATGCGGCGCACGGTGCTTTTCCGCAGCTTCATGTGGGTGGGCCATATCCGCACACCAACAAATTCAGCCCCTTGGCGCACCGGGCGTATGCTGGTCTTGCTGTTCAAATCAAGCGCCAGCTCCTCCCGCAAGAAAGTTTCCACCGCCGCTTTCCAGCGGTGCAAGGTTTCCTTGTCCTGCCCCAAGATGATTACATCGTCCATGTAGCGGATATAGTAATGAATTTTCAGCCTGTGCTTGCAATACTGGTCAAGCTCGTTTAAGTAGATGTTCGCAAATAGCTGGCTCGTCAGGTTGCCTATCGGCATACCCACCTCGTACATCCATTCTTCCGGCGGCGTGTCCTGCGGTGTCCGCCAGCGCGGCAGGCCGAACGGCTCTGCTCTGCTGTTCACCACGCCCCGTATAAACGCCATCATGGCGGGG